CTCCGTGCCAAGCATTCAGCGTTGCCGGCAATCGGCAAAGCCTGAGCGATGACCGCGGGAATCTAACGTTGATATTCTGTGAGGTGGCGAATGCAATTGATGATATTCGAGACGGACGCGGAGAAAAACCAACAATCATCGTATGGGAAAACGTCCCCGGGGTACTTAGCACGAAAGACAATGCCTTCGGTTGTTTTCTCGCAGAGCTTGCAGGCGAATCAACGCCACTCATCGCATCAGGGGGAAAATGGGCAAACGCTGGTATTGTCGTTGGACCGCGACGAAGCATTGCGTGGCGAGTTCTTGACGCTCAATACTTCGGACTGGCCCAACGACGCAAACGTGTGTTTGTTGTCGCAAGTGCTCGAGACGACATTGATATCGGAAAAGTACTCGTTGAGTTCGACGGCGTGCAAAGGACTATTAAACCGAGCCGAGAAACGGGGAAAAGTGATACCCGAGCCACTACGGTCGGCGTTAATGCAAATATCGCAATCGCAAATCAAGGTGGCAACGTAGTTGTTGGCGTTCAAAACATTTCTCCAACACTTCGCGCCAATGCTAAGCAATCGCTTATGAGTGGGAGTGGCGAAATAAATTCACCTCTCGCTATATCTATCCAAGGAAATATTATTGATCGCAATCAGCGGACTACTGCACCGAGCAGAGCAGAAGGCAACGTTGTTGCCATCAATTGGCAAAAACAACAAGTGACAGCAACCAACGAACTTTCGCATGCTTTAGATATTAGCGGAACCGAAGCGGTCACGTATAACAGCGTCATCCGTCGACTTACACCACGCGAATGCGAACGACTGCAAGGATTCCCCGACGACTATACATTGGTTCCGCATCGTGGCTCGTTGGCGTCCGATGCGCCACGCTATAAAGCACTTGGCAATTCTTGGCCGGTTCCCGTTGTTCGCTGGATTGGCGAACGAATACAAAATAGTCTTATTCTTTCAAACGCTTGCAAGTGACACGACGAACACCCCATCGTTCACGCGGTGGGGTGTTTTTGTTTGTTGTTATTTGATGCTACAATGTAAATCCATCCAAGAAAGGAACAACAATGCCACGACGGAAAGACAAAGAGCCATCAACCATGATTAGCACCGGTATGCGATGCTCTCCGGAGTTGCTCGAAGCGCTCAGCACCTACGCAGACACGAAGGGGATTTCGCGCAATGCCTTGATTGTGCAAATCCTGACCAAGGCCACCAAGGCGAAGACGACGAAGAGCCGAGGCGACGAAGCATGAACATTGCTGACTTAAAGACTCATCCGCGATGGGTCTGCTACACATCCGGAAAGGTGCCCATCGACGCCAAGAGCGGACGCAATGCGTCTAGCACGGACCCGTCAACGTGGACGACCTACGCAGAGGCTGCACGGTTCGTTGGCAAGTACAGCACCGTCGGCGTTGGCTTCGTGCTGAATGGCGACGGTGTCGTTGGCATCGATCTCGATGCGTGCTTCAAAGCAAACCCCGACGGCTCCGTTGCTGGTACATCACTTGCCAAACAGGCACTCGATTTGACTAAGTCATACTCTGAAATATCACCAAGCGGCAAGGGCCTGCACATCATCGGCACCGCAACCATTCCCGAAGGCGCACGGCTCAAAGGACGCACCGCAGGCGGCGACAAAGTCGAAATCTACGAAACCGCACGATACTTCACATTCACCGAGTCAATCACCGACAAAGCCACCGAAGAACTGCTAGACATTCAGCACGTTGTCGACTGGCTCGTTGAGCAAATGGAGCAAGCCCAGTCCGCAACGAAGTTGCCTGACACCGCACCGATGGACGAGAAATATCCAACGGCTTGGGTGCGGTCAATTATTGAGCGACGTATCAAAGCCGGGGTCAAGATGGTCGAAAACGCGCTGGAGGGCGACCGTCACGAGGCACGCATTAGCGCAGGCAGACTTATCGGCGGTTATCTTGAAGGTGCCGAAAAAGTTGGATACACCGATTACAGCGACGAGGATATTGTCGAAGTACTCTACAACGCTCAGAAACCACGCAACGGCTCGCAACGTTCAGAGCGCAAGACAATTGCCGACGGCGTCGCTCTTGGTCGCAAGTCACCGATAACCATACCGCAACCCAAAGAACGCATTGCGCCACCGGTCAAATCATCCCCAGCGCTCCCCACAGGAGCCACGCAGAGCGACGAAGTCGCAACGAATGACACTTCATACCACCACACCGACGTCGGCAACGGAAAGAGACTCGTTGAAGCAACACGCGACAAACTGCGCTACGTGCCCGAGTGGAAGCAATGGTTAGTCTGGAACGGCAAACGCTGGGAACACACCGACGTTCATGCGGTCAAGCGCTTGGCGCACGCCGTCGTCTATGACATGTACCGCGAAGCCGTCGACACCGGGGTCGTCAACAGCGAACTGGCCAAGTGGGCACTGAAGAGCGAAGCCACTTCACGCATCGAAGGCATGATTTCAGAAGCGCAGCCGTATCTCATCGCCAAGCCTTCAGACTTTGACGCTTCACCGTGGTTTTTCAACGTCGCCAACGGGGTCATTGACCTGCGCACCGCTGAAATGAGCAAACACGATCCGGCGCTCATGCTCACCAAGATTGTCGATGTGGAGTATACCGACAAATCGACGTCGGCACCGTGGGCCCAGTTCTTGCGCACCATCTTTCACAACGACGATGAACTTATTGACTACATACAGCGGGCCGTTGGCTATACGATGACCGGCTCGACAGATGAGCATTGTCTCTTCTTCTGTTATGGCAACGGTGCCAATGGCAAATCAACATTTATGAAGGCGCTGAGTATCATCTCCGGCGACTACGGCACCACGTCCAGCGTCGAAGCGCTCTTAGACCATCGCCAAGACGGCGAGGGAGCCACGCCGATGATCGCCGGGCTCGTGGGCAAACGCTTCGCCATGGCTTCGGAAATGCCCGAGGGCCGTAAGTTGAACGAATCACGGGTCAAGGACATCACCGGCGGCGACGCCATCACCGCACGTACGCTCTACGGCAAACCGTTCGTGTTTACTCCGTCGCACACGCTTTGGATTACCGGCAATCACAAACCACGCATCACGGGGCTCGACCTTGGCATCTGGCGAAGGCTTCGCATCTTACCGTTCACCGCAACGATTGCCGAAGCACAGCGCAAAGACCCACGCGACATCGAAGCAATGTTTCGCCAAGAAGCCGAAGCAATACTCTCATGGATGGTTCTTGGTGCGTACCTGTGGTATCAAAATGGTCTGGGCACTTGCTCGGCCGTTGAGAAGGCCACTACCGAGTACCGAGGCGAAGAAGACATCGTTGCACGCTTCTTGCAACAACGGTGCGTCCTGAGCCCAACTGCGCAGATTGGCAAGGGAAGACTATACGATCTATGGAAAGAATGGGCCGAGGACGAAGGCGAACGCGGTGCGTCGTTTAAGTCGCTGCGCTGGCTCGTTCAGCAAATCATGAGCCGATACGGCGAGAGCGGTGCGGTCTCGTACAATCGTTCTTCGGTTTTTGGTGTCGGCATGCTTGACGAATTCCGAGATGAGCCCATCGAAGCACGTCCGACGCGTGCCCAGGTTCGACGCGGTGAAGTGTAATTGCATGCAATAAGTCAATAAATAGGGGTCTTTTTCAAGTCTTTTTTCTAATTACTCTCATGAGAATACTTCTCAAAAAGATACCCTATTTATTGACTTATTGCAGTTAGTGAAACGGAGTGAGAACAAATGACCGACGACCTATTCTCGAATAAAACCGCACCGATGCCCGTCTTAAAAAAATCCGAGCCACTCCGATGCCTTTGTTGTGCCTTCGCAATGGATACCGCAACGCCGTATCCCCAGCTATGCAGCCGATGCCGTGCGGACATGCACGGTGCGCTCGTGACCGTGGCGACGGACTGCGCAGAGCTCGAAGCGAAGTGGCGCGCAATGTTCAAAGGCGCTGACGACGAGTATCAAGAGCGCTTCGTTGCCTTCCTCGAGGCGGCCGGGTCGGCGTATGGGCCCAACGTTCATTCGAAGCGACAGCAGGCCATCGCAGAGTTTCAGCGCAGAGCGGCGGCAACGGTAGCCAAGGGTGGCGACTTCGCGCGCTTGGTGACCGCGTGGCGAGCATGGCACCGACGGTGTGGTGACCGCGACATGTTGCAAATCATGATGGTGTTCAGAGTGGAGGCGACGACGTGACCAACTGGTACCACCGCCAACAGCACCGCGACGCGAATCACAAAGCCATCGTGGCTGCGCTGATCTACCACGGGGCTATCGTTGCGGACATGGGAAACGCAGGCGGTGGCGTCCCTGATTTGCTCTGCGGTTATCGCGGCGTGCTATTCTTAGTTGAAGTGAAGACCGCAACCGGCGCACTCAGCGCCAAACAACGGGAATTCTTCGACGCTTGGACGGAGTACCCCGCACTCGTTCTACGATCGCCTGACGATGTGTTCGATGTGATGGAGGTTCTACGCAATGCGTACGCAATGGACGAGATTGATTGGACGACACTGGTACCGCGTGGACGTCGGCGAAAGCGGGCGGTGGATGTTGGTGCGGGAGCGGGCCGACGAGCAGGACGACGAAGTGGTGTGTCGCGGTCGGGAGATGACCGCAACGATTGACGAAATCATGGCGGCGATTGTCGACGAGTTGCAATGCTTAGCAGAGGAAATACAATGCTTGAATTCATCGCAGGATGTGTAGTTGGTTTCGTAGTCGCCATCATTACGATGACGGTCGGCATGGTGTTGGAGCGTAAACGATGGGAGCAGTAATTCTCTTTTATTACCTATTGTGCAACGGCTCAGACTGCAACGTCGTGCAGTTCGAGGTGACACGCGAAGCGGCAGCCATCGTAGCGTGTGAGAGTGGCGATGGGCTGCACTACGGAACGTACAGCAGGCACGCACGGAGCCACACGAGCGACGGCGGATTGTTCCAGTTCAACGACGCCACCTACGAGTGGCTTACGGGGCGGACGCACGCAGACACCGACACCCCAGCGAATCAGTACGATACGTTCCAACGACTGTGGAATGATGGCCGAGGGTGGAAACATTGGCGAGCGTCGCAGTCGTGCTGGTCGCAGTGGCTGCGCATCGATGACGACGGCCGAGCGGTGTGGCGATGAGGTACTGCTTAGTCGTTGCACTGATGACGGCTTTGTATTTGGTGTGTTTTCTGATATTCGCTTACTTGGTTGGCTTTGTTCGATATTGAAAGGACTTTGAAATGATTCTCAATGACCGCGAAATCACACGGCTTGCTAAAGCGGGGATGATCGCACCGTTCGCCGAAGGGATCGCACGGCCCGGCGTCATTAGCTACGGGGTGACGTCGTTCGGTTACGACATGCGGGTCGCCGACGAGTGGGTGTGGTTCGGACCTCCCCCAGGTTGGGAGTGCGATCCAAAAAACAAAGACATCACGGCTGATACTGATTATTCGGACGTATTCGTGATTGACCCGGGCGAGTTCATCCTGTGCCGATCGGTCGAGACGTTCGCCATCCCCGATGATGTCGTCGGGATCGTCGTGGGCAAGTCAACGTATGCACGGTGCGGGCTGATCGTGAATTGTACACCGCTGGAGCCGGGCTGGCGCGGTGAATTGACCATCGAATTACACAACGCATCACAGCGCGCGATCAAAGTCTATGCGAATGAAGGCATCGCACAAGTGATGTTCTTTCGCGGTGAACGGCCTGCGGTGACCTACGCTGACAAGCGGGGCAAGTACCAAGGGCAAACCGGAGTGACGTTGCCAAGGGTGACGGAATGACCAGAGGACATGCACTGCGACTGACTGAGGAAGCCATGGCGCTGCTAAAGTCCGAAACAACATCAAAGGCCGTCGCGTTGGAACTTGGTGTCTCGATGAGGACCATCAACGCGTACCGTCGTGAGTTCTTTGGGGTTCGTCGTCACTATGTCGACTGGCCAAGCGATCCAGCATGGTACGAAGAGCGAACCATGTCCGACATAGTCAACGCGTTGAATTGCAGAGTGGACACGGCTTCATTGCACATCAAAAAGCACGGTTACATGTACCGCAAAGGACGATGGGCGCGTTCGTTGTTCACCGGCAAACGACCCGGCGGGCAACCGCACCGACCACCAAAGTATAACTATCCAGAGTCGCGGTCGTTCTGGGAAGCACGCACAATAAAACAGATGGCGGAAATAGTCGGCTGCGGATACGGCAATGCTGAACGATGGGCACGCAAGCACGGCTACGTCATGAAGAAGCAAAATCGCCGCATCCCTTGGCCGACCGACGCATCATGGTACGCAGAGCGGACTGCGCAGGAGATCGCTGGCATACTCATGGTCGTCGACGACCAAGTCTATTTACACGCACGGAAGCACGGATACAAAACAAAGCGGCCGTCGATAAGTACGTACGATTGGAAATACCGCAACAAGAACACCTACGAAAACGAGAGGCGCGCATGACCTACACACTGCATACCGGCGACTGTCGCGACGTGATGGCGACGCTCCCGGCTGAGTCCGTCGACGCCATCGTGTGTGACCCTCCGTACGGGCTGTCATTCATGGGCAAGGGATGGGACTACGGCGTGCCCGGCGTCGACTTTTGGGTCGAGGCGTTGCGCGTGCTGAAACCGGGTGGGCACCTCATCGCCTTCGGTGGTACTCGGACGTATCATCGATTGGCGGTGGCTATCGAGGACGCTGGCTTCGAGGTGCGCGACTGTCTGATGTGGTTATACGGCAGCGGATTCCCGAAGTCGCACGACGTGTCGAAAGCGATTGACAAACAGGCGGGAGCGGAGCGGGAGGTGGTGGGCACTTGGAAACCCACGGGCACGGCGGCGGTCAAAATCAAAGGCGGTGGTCATGCAAATGCAGGAGTCCGCGGCGAGGTGGAAGAAATTCGTCAAAGCATAAACATCACCGCACCCAACACCGACCTCGCCAAGGAGTGGCACGGCTGGGGCACTGCGCTGAAGCCTGCGTACGAGCCGGCGATATTGGCACGCAAGCCACTACGGGGCACGGTGGCCGACAACGTGGCGCAATGGGGAGTCGGTGGTCTCAACATCGACGGGTGCAGGGTGCCATCGGACGACGGATTTGAAAAGGCATGGGATAAGCCGGTGCATACAAACATCGCCAACGGTGGCGGGGCGTACGGTACTGGTGAATCATCAAAGCGCGGAACGCGTGCCGTAGACATCAGTGCAAACAAGCCGACCGGCGGCCGCTGGCCTGCCAACGTCATCCTCGACGAGGAGGCAGCGGCGGCGCTGGATGCGCAGAGCGGGGAGCGTGCAAGCGGTGGGCAAGGTCGGCGTCGTGAGTCTTCAGGTTTATTTGGTTTAGGTGGTGACAGCGGTTTGAATGTTTGGCACGGCGGAACCGGCGGCGCTTCTCGATTTTTCTACACGGCGAAGGCGTCGCGGTCGGAGCGCGAAGCGGGGCTCGACGGGGTGGAGTTGAAATTGGGTGGCAGTCTTGACGGAGGCAATGACACACGTAACGGGAGCGATAAACCACAGCTTACAATGCGTGCCAACCATCATCCGACCGTGAAGCCCATCGCCTTGATGCGCTACATGATCCGCCTCGTCGCACCGCGTGGGGCCGTCGTCCTCGACCCGTTCATGGGCTCCGGGTCGACGGGGTGCGCGGCGATGGTCGAGGGGATGCAGTTTATCGGCATCGACATTACGCCGGAATACGTCGACATCGCACGGCGGCGTCTGGCGTGGTGGTCGTGTTCACTTGACAACACCGCGACAATGGAATCACACGAGGAGGATGAAGCATGACGACGATTACACCGATTCCCAACCCCACGGAACTTGGCATACCCGGCGGAACGTACACGGCCACGCAGACATTTGTACAGGTCGACAAAGCGGGTCAGTGGTTCGCCACATCGATGAGCAACTTCGGGGTGCCGTGGCCGCAATTCGGTATTCATCTGTGGTACCGCAAGTCACTCGCAGCAGAGTGGCAACTTATCCAGTTCTACAACGACGCACACGGAAACATCACCGTCATCGGCAATGAGTTGTACTTTATCGTCAACCGCAAGAACGGTACTTCGTTCATGAACAAGATTTCACGATGGCAGGGGCCTCGCTCATGACGTATGCGTACGATCTTCGGCACTGGGCAACGGTGCAAGACTTCGACACGCATCTGCATCGCCACGACCCCATTGCTACGGCACCGTGGGCGCGTGGCGTTGTCTTGCATCACACGTGGCGACCGTTGCCAAGCCAATGGAACGGCGCCATCACGATGAACGCCATGAGTAAACGATACGAGGCGATGGGATGGCGAGGCGGCCCGCATTTGTTCCTCGTCATCGGCGGACGCAATCCGGAGCTTGACGGCATCTGGCAGATGTGCCCATTGAACGTGCCCGGGATTCATTGTTCATCGTTGATTGGCAACGCGCAGATGTGGGGCATCGAAGTGGTCGGCGAGTATGACACGCGGCCATGGCCCGACGATTTGCACCGGCTCGTGCGCTCCACGACGTTGGCGCTGATGAATTGGCGCGGTATCGCAGTGGATGCAACGACCCTCAAAGGACACCGCGAATACCCAGCGGCGAAGAAGTCGTGCCCGGGCTCAGCGATAAACATCGACGCGGTGCGGTACGAATTCGCAGCATATCAGCAGGGGAAAGTATGACCGAGTCAGTCGAAACAAAGTTGGCGCGCATCGAAGAGAAGCAAGACATGATACTGCGACGACTCGAAAACGGCGACGCCAACTTCAAAGAGTTTGAGAAGCGTATTGCACGGCTTGAACAACAGGTATACGCGGTCATGCTCGTCGGTGGCGGCGCATGGTTGGTGTTTCTTTCGTGGTTTCGCATGAGTGGAGGCTAAGACATGAAACCTTGGTACAAATCAAAGACCGTGTGGATCAACGTATTGTCGTTGGTTGCCATGATACTCGCCACGGTTATGGCATGGCCTGAGCTGAACGAGATCGCACCGCAGATTGCGTACGCACTCGCCATTGTCAACGTGTTGCTTCGCTTCGTGACGTCGGAGTCCGTGCGGTGACTGCGCCAAAGAAGCCACGAGCGCAGGCCGTCGTAAAAAGCGAATCACAGCCTGCAATCATCACCAAGTTACAGCAGGCCGAAGTCTTGGAAGCCATCGAGCGGCTTGGTTTCATGACGGACGCGTGCAAGGTGTGCAACATCAACCGGCGTGACCTACTCCGAGCACGCGACGCCGACCCGGTGTTCGCTGCGAAGGTGGAAGAAGCAACCCGACGCGGTCGCGAAGTGCGTCAAGAGTTCCTCGAATC